AAAAGCAGCACAATTAAATACTAAATACACTAGCAGTCTAACTGTAGCTCAACCGAGACTTATATTGCCCTTTATTAATAGTCAAGGTAAATTAACAGGTATGGCAATGCGAGGTATAAGGGGCGAAAACTTAAGATATATAAATTTAAAGATAGATGAGGATGCTCCTACTATCTTTGGTATGGAAGATATTGATGATAGTAAAACTGTCATGGTAGTTGAAGGACCTATTGATAGTCTCTTTTTGGATAACTCTATCGCTGCTAGTGGATCAGCATTTAACAGAGTTTCTGATTTGGGATTAAAGGATTACACGATTATATTTGATAATCAGCCACGTAATCTAGAGATCTGTAGGTTAATAGAAAAATCAATTAATGCAGGTGAAAACGTTTGTCTTTGGCCTGATACAATAGAGGAAAAGGACATAAACGATATGGTATTATCTGGTTTGACAATAGCAGAAATAACCTCTATAATAAGTAAAAATACATTCTCAGGTTTGAGAGCAAAATTAAATTTCACACAATGGAGAAAATGTTAATGAATGTGAATTTAGTAGGGATCACACAACCTTCAGCGGCAACGGGTTGTCATAGTGCTAATGAACTTATTTCTTACGCCGCCCGTGTAAGTAACCCTGGCAATCAAAACAATGCTGAAACGTCACCTAAATTGCTAAAATACCTAATCAAAAATGCTCATTGGAGCCCTTTTGAGATGGTTTCTGTCACCATGGAGATTAAGACTACCCGAGACATTAGTAGACAGATTATTAGGCACCGTAGCTTTAGTTTTCAGGAGTTTAGTCAAAGATATGCTGAATCAACTAATTTTATAAATCGCGAAGCTAGACTACAAGATAAAAAGAATAGGCAAAACAGTATTGATTTAGACTTGCCTGAGGACTTTGGAAAAGGTGGTAATAAAACTCAACATGAGCGTCTTTACGAAGAATGGAATATGAGGCAAAGGGAAGTTATTAATAAATCACAGGAAGTTTATAAGTGGGCATTGGATAACGGCATTGCTAAAGAACAGGCTCGTGCAGTATTGCCTGAAGGTAATACGGAAACCACATTATATATGGCAGGAAATTTGCGTTCCTGGATTCATTATTGTATGTTAAGAACAGAACAAGGAACACAAAAGGAGCATCGTCTGGTAGCTCAAAAATGCTGGGACATTTTATCTCAACACTTTCCAGATGTAGCAAAGGCAGTTAATGAACTCTAAAATTTTTGTTGCCCTAGCTAGTTATAGGGATCCTCTTCTAACGTTTACAATTAAAACGGCATACGCTAATGCTGCTGAGCCAGATAATCTTGTCTTTGGTGTGGTTGAACAAGCCATGCCAGGAGAAGCCTTAGACTTAAAGCATCCGTTTTTTAAAAAATTATTAGACAACAATCAATTAAAATATGAATTGATATCACCCTTTGAAACACAGGGTTGTTGTTGGGCTAGAGCAAAAACACAGGAAATGTATAATGGCGAAGAGTTTTATTCTCAGTTTGATTCTCATACAGGGTTTGAAGATAACTGGGATTTAATATATATTAATAACCTTCGTCATTTATTATTATTTCACGAAAGGCCTTTGATAACTTGCTATCCTCCTGGTATGGTAGCAGAGGACCATGATATATGGAACAATCCTATTAAATACGAATCATCTAAACCTAGAAATTTAAGAACAGGTATGTATTCAATGAATGCACTTACAGTAGGTGGAGAGAGCGATATTTGGGACGGTGGAAGTAACATAGGTAAACCTCAGATAGAGTTTGAAGAAAAACCAGACCATTATAAATTTTCAACACAGGGAAGATGGTACGAAAGTAAATTTCCATTTATCAAAGGATTTTTGTTTAGTGCAAATACAGTTTTTACTATAGGTAAATGGTGTAAGGAAGTTCCTTATGATGGGAAGTTATTGTTTATAGGTGAGGAACCAAGTTTAGCATTGAGGTCCTGGACCAATGGTTACGACATATTTCACATGTCAGGAAATCCCTCAAGGCATTATTATCCAAGGGATTACAGATTTTGTTATTGGGACAGTGATGTTGACTCGCAACGAGAGCCTGAAATAGATAGAG